TTAGCTACTTTAGCCAAACCACGACCCAGAGATTTCATCTGCGCGTTAGTTTTGCCGCCTTTAGCAAACTTAGTCATAGGCTGACCGGGATGCAGCTTCTTCTCATGCTTATGCACGATCCCAGCTGCCGTCTTCCTGTCTTGTGCCAAATCTTTTTTGTCCATTTCAAGCTCCTTAAGATACCGTTACTGTACCAACAAATGTCGTTGCCACCAAGTAATTTGGTGTCAACCCATCATCATTTAATCTAGCCCCGCCTACAGGTGCCCAGCCCCATTGTATGTCTCGTGAACCACCAGACAAATTACCAGCAGCATTAACACCAGAAGTTACATACGTTGTATCCCTGCGAGGATTACGTAGTGCTTGTGGATCATCTACAGGAAATGTACCTAACATCAACTGAGGCTGATCGGGATCCCAACATTCTGGACAAACCAACAACTGATACTGACGTTGCTTAATGATCTCAGTTCTAAGCGTTTTTAACTTGTACTGTTGTCCACAACGATCACATTCAGCAATCGCTATCTTGCCGGATGCGAACCGATTACCCATCAGTAACCTCCGCCACTTCCAATAAACATCTGTCTAGGAACAAACCTAATAGCTGCTTTTTCTCGATCTTCACCTGCGGCTATGTCAAATGTCTCGTCGTAAATCTGTTTGAGCATCTGGATGCGGGGCATCAATTCAGGAACTTTGACAGCAATATGGTACGCCAATCCAGCCACAACACATGGTAAAAACCTAAAGTTCATGTCGGCTGTCTCAGCACCCGCGCCAGCATCTTGCACTCTACGCAGTCGGTAGTACACAAACTGATAGGTAGTAGAGTTATCAGGTGTGGGCCACACAGTAATAGCTGGTAGTTGAGGAACAAACACCGCAGTCCCGTCTGTTTGCGCCGCTGCTGTTGTATTGTTTTGACCACGGTACACACCACTAAGGGTATTCCCTGATACGTATGTGTAGTAAATATCTTCTGTACCAAGGCGGATAAAACCCGATCCAGCTAGTCCAACCACCGTGTTAAGCGTGATCGTTGTTGCCGTGGAGGTGATTGCACCATCAAGCACAGCATTTGTAGGATTTGTCTCGCCAGATAACCGCTGGATCCATACTTGAATCGGTCGCGCCTGTTGTAACTTGTTTGGTATTGTTGCATAGGTAGAAACGCTGATGCGTGTAATAGTTAAATCAGCTTGAGTAGAAGCTGTATTAGATCCAGTACGAATAACGTGCTCTAACAAATCAATGGTGTCTGTAGGTAATGCATACGTGGCAAGCCCCGGAACAAGCGTAATTACACCCTGCTCCATAGTCCACATGTTGATGCCCTTGTTCTGCCACTCGATAGTCATCAAGTTCATAGAACGACGAGCTGTACGCAGGTCGTAGCCAGAACGCATTTCTCGGCCCGCACGTTCCCACGCTTCCTCGGCGATCTCCGTGAAGTCCATGTTGAACAGTGTGGTTCCGGTAGTAGTCATCTAAATCCTGCCGTTTTCTTTGCAATAGTTTTAGGTTGTGCTACGAATTGTTTACCGGCGGCTTTTCCGGCTCGCTTGGCTTTGGTCGTCGCAGCGTACTCACTAGGGCTGAGACTTTTAATCGCAGCGCTTGGAAGGTATCTTTCGCCAGTGTCAGAAGATTTTTTACCACTTTTGGTTCTCCATTTTTGGTCGCCCCAATCCTTCAATGATTTCTGAGGAGCTTTCAATCTCGGTAACCCCCGCCCGCTGCCTTGTACTTCTTAGCAACAAGCTGAGCTTTACGTGCTGACCACTGACCTGCGCCAGTGCCTTGCGTTGCCGCAGACTTTACCTGAGACACAATCCGCTTGCGCAGTTCGGGCTTCGTGTAATTGCCAGCAGCATTTACCTTACCACCCTCTTTGTACTGGGTAAAATCAGTGTCATCCCGACGTGCTTTTTTCTTTGCACCGGGCATTTTGCTGGGGGATATGGCTCCCATCCCACGGCTGGCCATCATAGTTACACCATCTTTCCGCGAGTCTTGCCTTTAGTGGCAATACCATCGGCGCGTGAAGAAGCAGAGCCACCTTTAGCATAGCCACGTTGACCACGAACTGCGTCACGCGGGTCTTTCTTTTCAGGAGCGTATTCGGTATTGCGCAAAGATTTTGTATACGCGGCTTCAGTAGCCGTATTCATCTTGCGGTCAGCCATTTCTTCCCGTGCTTGTTTTTCTGCTGGACTCATTTGAGACTCCTAGATTAGCACTTGCCACCATTTTTCATGGCGATCATCTTGCCTTTGGTTTTGCCTTTCATAGCAACGCCGTCTGGTGTTTTGCCAGTTTTTACAACGCCCATCTTAGATGCAGCCATGCCACCTTTTTTCAAAAAGGCGGGCACTTTTTTGTCGTCTTTCATTTTCATAGGCATGCCACCGTCTGCGTATCCACCCATATTCATCTTTTTCATATCGCCACCTTGTTTAAAAGTTTTGCCTTTATCGGCATTGTTGAACTCTTTACCCACGGATTGTGGGACTCCTGCTTTCTTAGCAAAAGATGGGTTATTAGCCACCGCTGCCATGAAATTGTGTTGAGCTTTACTCTTGCTTGGCATTATCGCCCCGCTTGAATAAGCTGGTCAATCTTTGCTTCAAGTTTGTTAAAGCGTTGGTCAATGTGGTTTGTAATGCGATCCACTTCTGCTTGAGTAACGTTATCACGGGCAACCTCCTCGCGTGTTTTGTTTAAGAGAATGCTTATACGAGCAAGCTCCCTAAACTTTTCATTCATCATGTAGCCTAGCAGTCCAATCACTAAGGACAGGACGGCAGACCAAGCGGTGTTTAGATCTAACAATTCCAAGCCCTCAATGCTTTATTGATCCGTGAATCCGGATCGTTGGCTGTCTTGGCACTCGTTAGCTTCTTTTTCATCCCGCCCATCCTCGCACAGAAAGAGTCGCGCCGGGAGCCGCCTTCTGGCTGGGGAGCCTTCAAGTTCATGCCTTGCGCTTTCGCGGAGGCTCGACCTTTGGCGTTCAAGCCGCCCTTCTCGGACTTGCCTTCTTTCCTCTGCCATGCTGGAGACTTAGCCATAGAACACCGTAATATGCGTATTGGCCCCTAAGAAAAGTCGTATGCCGTAATGGGCAAGAATACCTTCTCCGGGAATATTTATGTTATATGCAGTTTGATTTGACGCATCTAATTGCAGCAGTACGTCATTGTATACAGTGACATTTCCGCTGGCTGCACCAGAATCGGCAACAGTAACAGTAAACGTATTTGCAGTAGCCGCTGTTTGAACTTGATATGGGTTGTCTGTTAAATCCCAATCCAAATAAACCCAATCACCCGCTTTTAGACCGTGATTGATTGCAGTAATTGTTGCTGTTGTAGTGGCTCTTGCGTAAGTCCCGCTAATACTAATGTTGTCAACCAAAACAGTATACGCAGTAGCACCGGTAAAAGGAAAAACAACCGCTCCCTTTAAACGAGTTCGGTAAGGAACCATCAAGCCGGAAGCCCCGCCATGTTGTGATTTAACGTCATATTGCATTGCCATTTTCTTGCTCCGGTTCTGGGGCTTCTAGCCTGTTTATAAGCATCTTGTACGCTTGGATTGTGGCTTGAGCCTGAGTCAAAAAGGTTTGGGCCTTATGTGCTTCAGTCTCAAGTTCACTAATCTCAGACTCCAAGAATTCCTTGGTGATCTGCATTAGGCTACTGCGCTAGCAACAACCAAAAAGTAATCAGCACCGGCAATACGAACTCTAAGACCGCCAGCCAAAGTGCTTGAGCTAGTAGCCGCAGTGAACAAGCCTGTACCTGTACTAACGTTCATCAAGCGAGTCATCTTGCCTGTGCCAGCACCCGAGTCAGTTACGCGGATAAAAGCACTTTCAGCACCAAGAGTTGTGCCAGAAGCAAAGTCAGTATCCAACTGCAAAGCAGCCAATGTACCGCCGGGGGCGGCAACAGCAGCACCAATGGTTGCACGGATTGCGTTAGCCGCACCAG